CCTAATATGGAAAGAAAAACAGCGATTCCATACCATCAATACAGATGGCCGGAATTAACCAATGAGCAAGCAGGAACAACCCAAGAGGAAGAAGAGCCATGCTCATGGGATTGGAGCGATTCAGGAATTATGGGTTGGGTGAACAGCGAAAACAGCGAAGAGGTAATCCTTGAACATGAAGGAGCACTATCAGATGAATTGTGGGAAAATTGGTGCTGGGAACATCATTGCACATATGCAAATGTCCCATTACAGGCCGAATACACTATCAGGCAAAAACTTGTGACACAGTTTATGCAGATGCAATGGTTCAAGCATTACAGGAACAGCACAATAGGTTGGATGAATACAGGAACTGACTTTGACTTCACAAGAGGCAGGGGCAGTTATTTCACAATCCCATCAGATATTATGGGAGCGGTTAGAGATAGAACAGCATACATTGACGACTTGTGGCAGACTGATGAGGAATGTGCATGATACAGATTATTCCTCGTGTTTGCATCAAGTGTTCGCAGATGATGGCTCTTATCGGTGATGTGAGCCGTTGCCTGAAGTGCGACAACATATCCCTGATTGACGCAGTAAAGGAGATTGAAAATGAAGAGGTATGTCTGTCCGTATTGTAAATCTGAATTTTGGTCTATCCTCCATGCAGAAGGCCACAAATGCCTCGTAAAGCAATTTGATTGGGAGGTCTGTTGGGATGACGAGCAGCAGGAATAGAGTCTTTTTAGGTTTTTTATCGCTCATGTTGGCAGATGCCAGCCTGCTGATACGCAATATATTGTGTATCTCAACGATAAAAGGAGACCTGATTGCTTGATTTGGCTTGCTTAGGAGACCTGCTAAAACCTTATATAGTAGTGAATATATGCTGATACATGGAAGAAAATAACCTGAAGGGGGTGAACCCCCTGATAAAAACTGAAGAAGAAGAAAAACCTCGTCTGACTGACGAAAACTTCGTATATCTGGACACGCCAGATTTCCTGTTGGAAGTATCTATGTGGTCTGGACATCTGAACATAACTGTAGCAACGCCCGTTAGTCTGCATTGTCTGCAATCTGGTGCGGATATTAGGTCAAAACCTGCGGTGGCTGGTGTTGTATGGTATAATCTGAACTTGTGGGGTAAATCTGATGGTAATTGAAGATGACCCCCTGCCAAACCTGACTTTGATTCAATATCTGGAATCTAAAGGTATAGATTATATCCCTGAATTGTATCGTCAAAAACTGATAGAACTCGCAAATTCTGAAGGAATGGTTAGAACCTCATCATACCTCGATTGGCCTGATGTGCTACAAGAACCAATATCTGTTCTATCTGAAAAAATTGAATATCAATTCCTCGTTGGCCTGCGTTGTTCACATCAAGAATTGCTGATGACGCTGTATGACCTCAAATTCTTCATTGGCCTGATGGCATTCATACCTCATCCTGCTGGCGGTTATCCACCTGTTATGGTAAGGGAGGCCTGATTATGGAAGATTACCTGACATTATTTGAAGAAGCCTGCAAAGACGGTAAGCCTGCAAAAATTGATGCGGTATTGCTGGATTGGGTTCAATTCCTGAATGGCTGTGAAGGTGGTTATATCTCATGGGAAGGCGACCTGCCAACGCATAATAACCTGAAGTTGTCTGACTTGATATACTTAACTGAAAACCTCGACGAATGGACTAATGAAGATTTCCTGTTAAATCTGAATCAAGTTGTATCTGCCTATGCTGGATTTTGGCGATATGGGGGTTTGCCTGATGCCTGATGTTTGCCCGACTTCCTGCATTATTTGTGCTACTACCTCCGATACCTGCATCTGCGGTATCATGTTGGATGGAACAGGACAATGCAAGGAGGTCTCTTGTATGCTCTTTGTAGGTCACTTCTGCAATACCTGCGGTGGCAACAATCAGGCTGCTGGAATGAAAGGTTCTCCAAATTCTGTATTTGCCTGTGAATGTGATATCTGATACTTAAAGGTTTGGAGGAATGACCTGATTTTGAAATCCAAGAATGGTGCTGTTTTTGAGTCTCTATGAGATTGTCGGAACAGGAACTGATGTAATATATTTTTAGTAGGAGGTCTGATATAAACTTTGTTGCAGGGATTATCTTTTTTAACTGTGAGGTACTGTCAGGAAACTTACCTGCCATACCAGTTTACTTTTTCCTGAGCCAACATGCTGTGGAGACCTGCCTAAAAAATGGGATTATACCCCCTGTGCTCATCTGCTAAAACCTTATATACTTGGATGCAATAACTGATTCATGGCGGAAATAATGACAGGTAGCGATGCCCCGATACCATCAGGTTGCCCAGCAACACGCCCGACCAACAGGTCGAAAAAGTCCACGACAAGAGGGGAAGGAGGTGGAAGAGATGACAGATAAATTTGGCGAAAGCGAGCAAAAGCAGATTTGCGACACCGTGAACAAGCAACGCAGATTAGTTGAGATGTATAACATGAAACAGCTAACAGACGGGAACATATCCGAAGAGGAGTTCAGCAACCTTGTGGTTAGCAGCGAAGCAGTAGCAAACCTTATTCTATGCAATGTAGAGGCACACCCAGCTAAGACAGTAAAGGCAGCAACCAACCTAATGGGAGCAACCTTGATGGCAAAGCAGACGGCAACAGCCCTTGCAGACGCAAAGAAAGCAAAGGAAACAGCTAAAGCAGCACCGAAGAAAAAAGCAGCAAAGGCCAAGAAGTGATTCAGGTCTAAGCAGCAATCTTCAGGTTTGCAGTTCTTATGAACTAATATGCGTGTGATGAGGAAGGCACAGATACAGCAACCGCATAAATGCCCTATGAGATCTGTTCGGGATTTCATGGGGCTTACCCTGTTAAGTCAGGTGGCCGCTGGTGCGGGGTCTCAGGACCCTGCATCAGCTTTTTCGCTTTGGCATACCTGCCAGCAGCAGGCGCAGCTTTTTTTGTTTATAGGCTCGCTGGGGAGATCTGTTGCCCTGCAGGCAAAATTCTCACCGATATAGCCATCTGTGGAGACCTGCTAAAGATTTATATAGTAGTTAGTAGTAGCAGTTAACATGGGGAACGAAACCATATCTGGAACAATCTTCCGCAATGTCATGGCGCAGCAATGCCTGACTTGTGGTGGATTTAAAACACGAGGCCTGCAAATAAAAGACAACGAGGGATTTCTGATGCCCTGCCGATGCGGTGATGAATGATGCAGATTTCTGTACAGATTGCCTGCGAATGTGGCATAGTAATGGAGGCCTATCTGGGCAACAAATGGGTCTGCCCTTCCTGCAATAAGGCGTTCCAATCCCAGATTCCTGTAAACAAGAACAATGGTCAGCTAAGACCTGACCAAGTTGAATCCGTCCTGTGGTTCCTGGAAACACTACACCAGGAAAAGCCTGTTGAAGTCGGTGGTCCTGATTGTGAACCTGTTGAATCTGAAGAAGAATTTGACGCTTGGGCTGCTAATGCTCCACCACCTGCGATAATTTTACCATCTAAGTCTGGCGACCCTGAAGTTTGGGAACTGGAATTTCTGGAAATAGATTGGGATTGAGCAGCAGCCTGCACCACCTTTTAGTTTTAATCAGCAACACCAGGCCCCAGGAGGCTCCAGCTTTTTTTGTCTAAGTTTTAGGAGATCTGATGAGCAGCAGGCTGGCGCTGTGTTTTTGTTTTTACCCCACCCAGACCTCATCTGGTGCAGCAGCAGGAACGCAGTATTTTTTTTGGTTGCGGGGGAGATCTCATCTGCAGATCTGCGGTTATGTAAATAAAAAAAGGGAAGCCATAGGGGGCGAACCCCCTATGACTTCATTACGACCCCGTATCATGTCGGCTTATGGGTATTCATCTATTGATGACTTCTTTCACCAAGACCGCATCCAATATCATAAAGTATATCTTCCGCATGCCTATAATGGTCTTTCATCATCCTTAAGACAAGTTCATGGTCGTCACTTTCTTCCGCAAATTCCGACAATCCCTTGATAGATTCTATTGCATCTTCAAGCAATCCTATATGCCCCGTATATTTCAGGGTTTCAGGCTTATCCAATATAACGGGTATATTGAAGTATGTGTGCCTTCGGTTGTCTTGTGTTCCATCATCTTCCATCATAGCAAATGTCTTGTTGTGTGCCTTATGCCATCCAAGCATTAAGCCAACAATAAAACAAAGTGCTACAATTACTTCGCCTTCTATTACAATGTTTCCTAACATGTTTATGGTCGGGAATGGGGCGTGACCCCAAACCCAATCCACCATGTTCACAATTCCGCAAGGGTAATTCTTGTGCCATCGTTGGTTGTATCGAATATTACAACCTTATCTTCGGTGGGGTGTATCATTGCATATCCCTTATATCGCCAGGGCATACAAAGTGCCTTCATATTGTAGTTGTGCGCTTGTCGTTGTAGTTTGTTGTATAGGGTTCTATTTCGCATGTATAGGGACTTCATGCTTCATTCCCCTTAACTAATATTGCCACGCATTCTTGTGGTGTTCGCATCTTGCCGTAGCAATCTTGACATAATTTGAAGTCAAGTATTGTGCGGTCAATCATTTGCATTTCGATTTCAACCATTACGATTGAATTATGATGTATGGTTTCGCAACCGATACAAAATTGGTTTATATTGTAATCATCCATAGTTACGGGGGGTTGCACATGGATGGGATGATGTGCGTTCCCCTATCCGTTAGGGATGGCCGATTGTCACCCATTCGGCCAAAGGGTCACATTTGTGGCTATGTGATGCCTTCCGTTATCGTCGTTGAATCCGCCCATCTATTCATTATGGCATGGGTCGCCTATTGGGTGGCGTGGTTCGGGAACTTAATCCTTCATTCGTGCCACCGCACCCGTATTATACACGGGTTGCTTATGGGGGTTAGTTCGCCTATCATGTATTGTTATCATTCTTGGTTCAAACTTGTTGCTTGGTGTGCGTTAATGCTTCTAACATCTTGACATATCCGATAGCCTTAGCAATGGACTTTGAAGTCATTGCGTCTAAATCGTTTCCGTCGTCGGAAGCCTTGACTACATACGCTTCGGCATAAGCGATTGCACCGTTAATAAATGCAACCACACCGTCGCAAGCATTCTTAGAACGGTAGTATTCCGCCATGTGATATGCTTCTAAGTAATCTTCACCGCATCGAATAGCCTTATTCAAGCCATTCGCTACACCTTCCGCATTGAATCCACGCTTAGTGCGCTTCCCCATTGCGTTAAGTTGCGTTTTTGGTGTCGCCTTAACCACGCTTGTTTGTGCCGTTGGTTGGTTTTTTGCCATCCTAATGCACCCCCTTTTGTGTTGTGTTCGTTATCGCCCGTATTTATTCGGCTTAGGCTTATTCGCTATACTTCTTTTATCGGTGAATTTTCCTATCGTGCCACCACCGCATCGGGGTGGTCTATGGTTATTGTTAGTTTATCGGTTTTATCCATTGTTTATGGCTTCGCCCATAGGTCGGTTTCTTACCGATTTTGTAGCGTTCCTACACCTACGAACCCCTTACACTTTTTTTACACGCTTCGCCCCTTAACACCACGATAGTTTACACTATTATAGCCATACTTTTCACGGCGCATGCCGTAGGAAGTCGCCCCCCCGCCCCCGCCATCGGGGACAAATGTTCCTATCGTCGTTACCTTATAGTCTTATTGGCGATAAGTATATATACTAAGCCAAAAAAAAGGATTTTTTGTATCAACCTAACGCCCACCAGAGCGCATTTTACACGAGAAAAATTTTCTCAAAAAAACTTTATATTTAGAAGAAAAATGGGAATTTTCCGCCAGGTTTTGATGATTTGTTAGAATTTTGCCAGTTGTCGAGCGTCGTCGTAGCCATACTAAATGACTCATGTTTGGTCGGCATAATGAATTGGTCTATGGCGTGAGCGAAGGCCATAACTATGTCATTGTGTTTTCCTAAATCAACTATGTCACCGTTTTTCCAGGCATGACTTTCTAACTCTTCTAAAAATAACCTGACAACCCTGCGAGTCGATTCATCTCCAAAGGGTAATATGATTCTGCCTTGTTCAAACCATGCTCTAAGTCTGTTCATCAGCCCTTGCTTTAGGGATTTATTACTTGCCTTTGACGGTCTGTAATCAATAGTAACTCCCTTTTGCATAAGTATTGCATTATACAACCTTTGAAAACCTACATCTTCAATGGCAATAGGAGGCATGTTATACCGTTCATTATACTCCGCTATGACATTAACCTGCTTTTCAGGTGGGAAGTCATTCTTTCTCCAAATATCAACGAGATAAATGTAACCATCCGAGTCTTGCCTCAACACTACAAGGACTGAATAGTCTTTTCCTAATCCATGTGAAGGGTCAAAACCAATTACATACTTTCCTTGATGAAATTTTTCCCTTTCTAACATTAATTCCATATCCATATTTTGACGACTTATCTTTCTTGGGAATACTTGTGAATCTTCATCAATAACCCTGCAAAGGTATTCTTGAGTAAATTCTAATTCCTGCATTGCTTCTTTTTGCTCAAGGATAAAGTCTATTGGTCTATGTTCAGGCCAAAGGCATTCTGGTTCAACATTTTCGGGGTCTGCTTTATACTCATCCCAATTGAGGATTGCAGACCAAACACCTGCTTTCCAAACCTTATTATTCAACATTTCAGTATGGTAAATATCAGTCATAGCCATAGGAGTTCCAACACAATATAGGCTGGTTCCTGGAGATAACATAGGAGTAACAACTTTTCTAAGCCAACCTCTCACCGAATCCATTGACATATCCCCCATATCCATAAGAACATCGTCAAGAGCAATACAGGCGGGGTGTTCACCACGAATAGCAGAACCAACAGATGTGGCTCTTATCCATGCGCCATTAGTAAAAAACAATTCATATTTGCCACCACGCTTGGTATCAAGATACTTTGACAGTTCTTTATGCTTAAGAATATCTTCTCTTATTTCTTGTAAACGCCTTGAAGCAGTATCCCTACTTGCGGAAAACAACCAACAAGTAAAAGGTTTGTTACGCCACTTTAGGAAAAGAGCATGATGAAGTAATACAATACGAAGGGTTGTCGATTTAGAATGGTCACGAGGTGCAACGATACAAGTCCTGTGAACCTGTTGACCTCAAAAGGCTCATACGAGTTGTATTAATACCCAAGAGGCATCAACCCCCCTTCTTTTTTACAGTGGGGACATTTACCAGCCATTGCTTTTGACGATTCCATAATTCCTGTAGCAAACCCACAAAACTTGCAGTATACCTTTTCACAAAACCTATGGTGTTCGCTCATTTCTAACCACCCGTAAATACCCACAATAAATTGAAATTCCATTCTTTTTTGACCTGCATGCTGTTGTAGCGTATATTCCTCTTTTACCACAATTCATACATTCACGCAAACAAGTCCTGTTTCCCATCAATGCCCCTCCACAGGAGAGAACAAACTGCAAATTAGACCTTCTTCTTTGTCAATCATGTAGCCAGACAAACCTGCTTTTGACATTGTATAACCAGCCCTTGCGTGGTATCTGTCGTGACCTGCAAGAGAAGCCAATTGAATAATAAGAGTCCCAGCACTTTCTTTAACAGTTTGATGGTGTAAATGTCCGTGAAACCAATAATGATGGTCAGTTACTCCCCATTCGGTCTTTGCTTCATTAGCCATTAGTGCAGGTAACTTTTGCATGGCTTTATCACCATGAGTTAAACCTATCAAATTGTTGCCATAAGTCATGTATTGTCTTGGGTATGGCGAAACTACTACGCTAACATCATCAGCATTTCTGTAATATGCGTCAAGATACATAATAAGAGCCAAAGCAGACATTCTGTCGTGATTTCCAGCCATGTTATAGATTTCAACAGGTGCTACTTGTCTAAGCAATTCTATGTGTTCGACAGCCAATTCACAACCACTTTTAAGTATTTGGGCTGGTGTTCCGCACATATCTTGTGGAGTGCCCTTTGTAGTTGTCCCTAAGTCGTTATCAACATGAAACCAATCGCTACCTGTCCCCATAATTATTTTTTCAGGTTGGTATGGTAATCGAGATACAAGGTCTTGAGTCCTATCCATCAGTCTACTCTTTGCTTCATCGAAGTCGTATGTTTCACCTACTTCATCAACCCAACCATATTTACCCCAATGAAAATCAGTTGCTGATACTACAAGGGCATACGGCTTTTCACCATCAGTTAATTCTATGCGATTTGGTGCTTCAGGTGCGTCAGGGATAAGATTTAGAAATTCTTCTAACAGGTGGTCGTTAAGATTTCTCCACTTTGAAGCATCTTTTTCAAGGTCTTTCCAGCGAGCCTGTTCAAACTTTTCAAACAGCTCCTTCTTTCTCCAATGAATAAGGTCTTTTACCATTTCATCGGTGTCCTTTTCTGCAAACTCTTCATCTGTAAATGGGGACATATCGTGAGTCCAACCATGTCTTTTTCGATATTCTTCCAGCCAGGGTCGAGGCATTGCATACTTTCTGCACATCTCATTGATAGTTAGTGCGTCAGTTGCCATATTGGAATAGTCAGCCTTCATTTGTCGGTGAACATCACCTTCTATTTTTACTACTTGGTCAGCTGCACGAAGGAATGTAAAGTAAAGGTCCTCATCAGTATTGTAGTAATATGCGTCGGTTGAATACATACGAGTTGTAGGTGACGCTACTACTTCGGGATTTACTACACTATTACCCTTTTGCCATCGTTGTGTAGCCATTTCCCAACCCTTAACGGACTTCATAGGGTAAAGATTGTGTAGGTGTCGTGCAAATGCAAGTCTTGACATTGTAGCCAATAAGTGTGATTCCTTTTCAATTAGGTCATAACCTGTGCCTGGGCTTGGTCTCTTTGACTTCTTATTGTTCATTGCTCTAACCAAACAGTCAATTACCTATAAATGCACCCCCTATTGAATAATTATTTTTACGCTTAGTGGAGAAAAATAAATGTATGACAGCGCCAATCTTTATTTATTTTTATTAATTTTGGGGGTGTTGGGGTTATCCATAGTCAAACTTAATTGTATTTGTCCGATTGTGTTACTTATGGACTTTTCAGACATACCTATGCCGTATGAAGAGTTCGGAAAGTGGGCTATACTACTTATCACCTTAGAAGTATTATTTTGGGTCTTTATTGGCTCTAAGAGTATAAAACTCTTCAACAACCTTATAGGAAAGAATAAAAAATAAACACTTATGCCGAGCTGTGATGCGATTAATTCTTTCCTAAATACAAGTGAAAGAATAAAAACAATTGCGGAACACTTAAAGGTCTTATGAGACTGAGAATAAACTATGGGTCTTTTCGACAGAATTCTTGGCAGAACCACAGAAAAAGTTGAAAAAACAGCAGAAGTTGTTGAATTTCCACTAAATTCACCAATTGCTTCACCATTTACCGCTTCTATCAAGGATATATTGACTGAAACCGAAGCAATGAGGACACAAGGCTACAAACAATACGGGTCAAAGTATGATACTGAATTTGATTTATACGATGATATGCTAAGACTTGACCCAGAATTGAATGGGGCAGTCAGGGCTGTCAGCCTAACAGGCAACAAATACAATATTGACTATTCAAAAGCCAAGAATCAAAAGATTCGTATGTGTGTTGAAGAATTTGTTGATGCCATAGACTTTGATGACTTTATCATTAATACCATGCGAAACCTTATCGTTTATGGTAATTCCATAGATAAGATTGTTGGAAGGGCAGGAATTGGTATTACTGACCTACAAAGCATCCCCATAACCCAAGTTACTATTGTTGATTCAAGACCTAACTCAAGCAAAAGCCCAAGAGCATACGGTAAAGACGACCCAATAATGAAAGCAATAACATACCGCTTTAGAGAAATGCAACATGGCGAATTAGAAATACCAGCAGATGAAATATCCCACATCAAAATTGACTATCGCTCTAATTGGTGGATGGATAGATTAGACAGATGGACTTATGGTGTATGGGGAGCATCTCGCTTTAGCAGTTTGAAACAGGCTATTAGGGCTAAATACAACACAATGAATAATCGCATTGCTATTGAAGATAGCATGACAAAGCAATTTATCAGCATTGATATGAAGGCTGTTGAACATATTTCTGACCCAAAGGAACAGCGTGAAAGACTATCTCATATTATGACTGAAGTTGGTAAATTGTTGGAAAATCTTCGTGCTGACCAAATACCAATTTTACCTGATTATGTGCAAATAAATCAAATGGATATGAAAAATGTCCCAGATAACAGTAAATTCCTTGATATGATTAATAGCGATATTTCCGCTGTTCTTCAGGTGCCTCGTGTTGCTGCTGGTCAAGAAGCGGGTTCAACATTTGCTGCTACATTTAATGCTAATATGTGGTCTATGCAAGCAATAGCAAGGTTACAAGAAGTTGTTGTTCAAGCAATACATGGTCTTTGGTTGCATCATTGTGAAATGAAGGGTATTGTCACTACAAAGAAAGACTTGCCTGAATTATACTTTGAACCTGTTGATGAAGAAAATAATTATCAAGAATACCAAAGGGTGTCTTTAGGTTATCGTGACGGCATTATAACAAGGAATGAAGCAAGAGAAATACTCGGCTTTGAACCCGTTTCAGAAGGTGCAGATTTTAAAGAAGGTAAGAATCTATCCGAAAGACCTTTAAGTCCTCGACCTCAACAAGAAATTAACGAAGGAGATAAAGGAGTTGACCGAGATGACTAAAAAAGATACCTTTAATGACAGAATGGTAAAAAGAACTGTTATACCTTCAATTTATCTATGGCTTCTGGCCTGTGGTTCAGTCGTTGGTATGGGTATTTGGAAACCAGATGTAGTTCTTGCTAATTTAGATGGATTTATCGCTCTTATCGCTATCATTGGTGGAACTGCTGCTCCTGCACTACAAACTGTTCTCCGTATGTGGGAATCCGAACAAACTCAAGAAGTTGATAATATACCAACTGATTTAGAGCATGACAGAGAAAGAGATAGTTCTCAAAAGGAACACATGATAGAATTAGAGAAGTTGGCTCAAAAACATAAGCATGAATTAGAAAAGGCTGGTCAACTCCACTCTCAAGAAATGGAAAAGTTAAAAAGTAACCTATCCACTACTACTCTAAAACCAATAAAAAAGAAGGAGTGATAGCATGACACGATGTTTATTCCTTGATGAGTGGTTTAATGCAAAGTCAAAAGAAATAGACGAAACAGAAGACGATACAGGAATTTGTTTTGCCACAGGAAAAAAGAAGTGAGTTTATGTCTGAAGAAGTTGTTGAAGCACTCCAATACGGGAAGCCTGGAAAAAATGATGTGCGAAAAACTCCTGCTAAACCAAGCGAGCGCAGAAAAGGCTCAAAGAAAAACAAACCAGGTTCCGCAAAGAAACCAAACAAGTCAATTTCATTTAGCAAAGAAACAAATGCAAGACTCCGTTCTCTTATGCAAGAACACAATAAGAAGGGAAAGGGCAGTAAAGCGTCTATGGGAATGCTCAAAACCGTTTATCGTAGGGGTGCTGGTGCTTTCAGCCGTAGTCACGCACCAAATATGTCAAGAGGAGGTTGGGGTGTCGCTCGAGTCAAAGCCTTCCTTT